AGCTAGTGGCTGGAAGACCGCCCCACCACATGACCATGTCGAACCCAGCGCGCGCACCCCGTGAGTCCACGGCCACCCAATTGGAATTGGCTGCAGCGCCTGACGCCTTTCTCCCGGTGGACTTCGCTGCACGGCAGCGAGTGTTCAGAAGCCTGGAGTCTGCGCAGCAGGTGTTGGAGGGCTTGGACATGGAGGTGCTCCCCGCGTTCCGGCTGAGCCGGGAACACACCCTGGAACAGGGTGTGATTCAGAAGCGCGGGGACCCCCCATTGGCCCTGGCGTCGAAAGGCGTCATGGTCACACGGCCGCGGTCCAAGTACGCCAAGGAGGTGGTGAACGCCGCCTTCAAGGCGCTGCCCGAGGAGGGTTTTCTCTCCCGGGCGGTTGTGGCCGCGAGCATGGTGGACAAGTTCTTCGCTGACGGCGGTGCGGAGAACGCGCTGGGTCGACTGGAGAGGGCATACCCGCAGACGGGGACCCACCACCTGGAGGCCATCACGGCAGCGGAAGCAGCGCAGGCGTTGAGGGAGTGCGGCATTGACATGTCGCTCATTCCCTCCGCGGCGCTGCGGCCGTTTCCGTTGGTGCCCCGGGAGGATGGGACTGCGGGTGTGATGGTCAACCCCAAGTCGGAGAACGGGTTCCCAACACTGGGCAGGTGGGAGACGGACGAAGGTGCCGTAGCCCGCATGTGCATGGGCTACGCGGTGCGGCTGCGCAACGACCTCGAGCAGGTGTCCAAGATGGGCCCTGACGCGGTGGTGCAGTACGTGCACGCGCAAGCCCGAGCAAACCCTCTGTTCTTCGCTGTGAAGGGCAAGGCCAAGGCGGACTACTACACGGCTGCCAAACTCACGAACGCCATGATGCGGTTTTACAACGTATTCCCGCGCCATGTGCTGCTCAACATGCAGGTGGCCACCCAGGTGCTCGAGGGCAACGCCCGGCACATTGGCGTAGACTGGACGCTGCACACCGGCGTGGGCCTGACCTTGGTACGGGGCGGAGCGCAGACTCTCGTCTCGGCTTTGGACAGGCAGCTGGAGAAGCACGGCTACGCCTTTGTGCACGTGGGCGATGACTCGTGGGTGGCCTTGAAGAGGAAGGTGCGGGGGGAGCCGTACTCCAGCGTGATCATGTTCGCGCTGGACTGCAGCAACTTCGACCTGACTCAGCACGCAGACGTCACCCTGGAGGTGCACGCGGCGATTCGCCGCGAGCTGGCGCGCACGGACAAGGTGGCTGCTGCCCTGTGGTACGCGTACGCACGCGGCCGCAGGGTGGTGGTTGCCCATGGCCTGAACCGCTGGTGGCGGCACGCCGGTCCGTCCGGCATGCCGCTGCAGACCAAGGTGAACGACATGTTGATGCACGTGATGTGTCGGCGCACCGTGACAGAGCTGGCCCGCGGGGCGTTGGATGAGTCGCGCGTCGCGCAGGTCGTGGAGAGTGTCGGGTCGGGGATGGGGTTCAGGGTGCGGCTGGAGCAGTTCAGCAGCACCGTGGCAGACACGCTGATGGAGGCGGTCAGCCAGGTCCCGTTCCTGTTCATCGGCTACTACTTCCACGTACGCGACGGCGGCGTGCGGTGCATGGCGGATGTGCCGCGCACCTTCGCCCAGGTGCCTTACCCGGCAACGAAGTGGGCCAAGACACACGGTGAGCTGATGGTCCGGGAGGCCATGAGGCTGGGGTCAATCTGCTTGAACCTCGGCCTCCCTACGCTGGCTCACGAGCCAGCGCTGGAGGCCTTCCGTGCTCAGGCAGATGCGCTGTTGAGCCGGGTGATCCGTGACTACGGTGACGTGAACAACCCGGCTCTCCGGTGGGCCGTGCAGCAGAACCCGTGGGGGGCGGACACGATTCCGTCTCTGTCGGGGCTGCAGCAGGCGCTGCGCCGAGACCCCAAGCTGTTGTGGCTGGGTGAGGTGCTCGTGGCGCCGCGTGCGGAGCCGTCTTCTTCGAACTGGGCCGATTTGGCCGAGGAGGAGGAGGCGAGCGAAGCGCAGGCGGCCCACGCCACAGTGGAGCGCCCCCTACCTGTCCTGGGGGTGCGGCCAAGGCGCATTCCTGAGGGCCGCGTTGCGACCCACCCTGCCACTCGAGCGAACGACGGCAGGCCCCCACCTACAGCTGTGTGGGGACCCGACCTGCCGCCGCGCTACCGCGAACTCCGCGTGCGCGTGCCGCGCGGGCGGCGCGCGGAGTGGGAGGGTCAGCTGGCGTATGAGAGCGACTCCAGCGCGCAGTGGGAGGCCGACGATGAGGAGCGCTCGAGCGAGGACGAGCTACGGTTCTTCTACTAGCCTGGAGAGCATGAATCATGAATCAGCAAGCGGAGTAGCGCGGCTGAGGAGCCAACTGGAGGCGAGACGCACCTCCGCCGACATTTCGGTGGGAGAAGGAGGTCGCACAGGACAAAGAATCGGGATGAATTTGAATAAACGCCACCTGGGGCCAGGTCCAGGAATCCGCCCTGTTCAATAAATACAAAGAACGCAGCCCGTCCAGCCCAGTTCAACATGGTCAATAAGAAGAACACCCGCAAGCAAAAGAGCGCGTCGCGACAGCAGCAGGGAAACCAGCCCCGTGCACGGCCTCGTCGAGCCGGAGCCGGCCTTGATGCTTCCGCAGTGGCGCATGCCATGGTTCTCGCGGACCCTTGTAGGGCTCCTCTCGCCCACCCGCTTTACGCGGGAGGCGAGGGAGGGTACCTCATTCGGACCGAGACTGGCGGCATCATCGGAAACGGCGCAGCTGAGACTTCATTCGCCCTTCTGTGGACTCCGGGCGCAATTGGCAGTGGCGGCACCGAGCTTGTCGCCATCACCAACGCCAATCCAGCCACCAATACCACCGTCGCTGTCTACGGCAATGCCCCAGGCAAGACGTTCTTGACAGCTACGGCCACGGCGTACCGGTGCGTAGGTGCTTGTCTGAGCATCTCGTTTCCGGGCGCCGAGTCGGCGCGCGCGGGTCAGCTGTTTTACACGCAAACCACCGGGTCCCCGATGGATGTGGGTAATTCGCTGAACGTCAACCAGATGACAAATCTGTGCAACCATTACACCCGCACGCCTACAAGCCAGGTGGAGGTGCGCTGGAAACCCACCGCCCGGGACCAGCAGTTTATCGATCCCGCAGCCCCCACTGCCGCCCAAGACAAGGACGGCAGAGGGGCTATCCTGATCGCGGCGGCGGGCCTGCCGGCCGCCACGGGGTTGTACATTCGATACACTGCGGTGTACGAGTGGCAGCCTCTGGCGCTCAACGGCCTGGCCTCTAACAATGAATCTCGCGCTCGCTCTAGCAACTCTTTCAATGATGTGCTGGACTACGTGGATCGCGCCTACGGCTGGGCCACGAATGTCGCGGACGAGTTGGGTCGAAACCCTGTCGCCGCGAACGTGGTCGGCACCGTGGGCCGATACTTCGGTTTGATGCCGGCTATTGCCCGCATGAATCGTCCGCTCCTCATGAACTGAGAACTTGTAATAAGCGGAGTGTGCTTCGCGTACGGGTGTGCCCCCGCCGTGCGTGATAAATAGGGGGAAGTGCAAGCGCTGCCTGGGG